GAAAAATGCTAAAAGAAAACTATTTAAGACTATTAATAGCAATAGAATGTAGCACAAATAATGAAAAAGAAAAGGTTTATGGTGTATATTACATTAAGAGTAATGAATGCGTAATCATGATTGTTGAAAATCTTGATGATGTAGCAAAAATATTTAAAACTTCTGGTAATTCTATAAGAAGTATGTTTTCAAGGCATCAACTAATTAGAGATAGATTTGAAATAGTAAAGTTTAAACAAGAGGAAGATTCAATAGAAGAATTATTAGACTTAACAGATGAGAATAGTTTAGAAAATATGTTGCTGATGTAGAAAGAAGAAATAAGAATATGGATAATTATAATAAACTTTTTATGATTATAAGAAAAACAGACTTATTAAATTATGATGAAAAAAATGAGTTGCAGTTATATTTGATGAATTTAAAAGAGCAAGTCAAAAAGCAAAAAGAAGTTATTAATAAGGCTATTGAATATATAAATCAACATTGGGTAATAGATGACCCAGTATTATTTAAAAATGATTTATTAGAAATATTAGAAGATAAAGAGGTGTAATATGCTAACATTACCAATAAAAAAGAAATGGTTTGATATGATTAAATCAGGCGAAAAGAAAGAAGAATATAGAGAAATTAAACCCTATTATGATAGTAGATTTAAAATATATGAACCATATTTAAGCGATTTTGAAAATATTGTATTTAGAAATGGATATAGAAAAGATAGTCCTAAAATCAAGTGTTATTGTTATATAACACAAGATATAGGCAAGCCTGAATGGGGTGCAGAACCTAACAAACTATATTATGTACTTAAAATATTGAGTGTGGAGGAGGTGTCAGAATGAAACCAATAGAAAATATATTTGGATTTGATTGTGGTACTTGTGAACATAATAGACATTGCTATGGCGGTAATATGGGTAACCAGTTTAGATACTGTGAAAAGTCTACTAAAAAAATACAAAATCTAGATAATCTAGAAAGACAAAATAAACAACTAAAAGATAATTGGAATAAGTTAAAAGAATATTTACATAATGTTGATGCTGTTATTGATTATAGTGAAAATTACGATGGAAGATTTATTAATTATGATGAATTGCTAATTAAAATGCGAGAACTAGAACAAGGAAGTGACAGTAATGAATAAAGAAGAAATAAATTATTGGTTAGAAACATTTGAAGAAACAAGATATAGATTTATGTCTAAAGACGGTAAAACATTATCTTTTTATGATGCTTTTAAAACAATGAAAGATTTACAAAAAAACTGGAACGAATTAAAGAAGTGGTTGGAAGAAGAAAGTAAATTAAAAGGTAGTGAAACAGCATATTTATATTACGGAAACGTACAAGATAAAATGCAAGAACTAGAAAGAGGTGTAAGTGATGTTGAAGATTAAAGTGTTTGATTGTGAAGATGAAAGAAATTTAACAAATAGATTAAATGATTTTATAGAAAATATATCTAAAATAGATAAAGAAGTTATTGATATTAAATACTCAACTAGTATTGCTATAGAAGATGGAGAACAAATATATTGCTTTAGTGCTTTAGTTATGTATGATGATAAAATCGTTAAGGAATATAAACCAAAAAGATATGAAATATTAGAGAAAGTAGAGAGTGATAATTAATAAAAATAACAATTTATGAATTACTACGATTAGTTAAAGATGGGAAAGCACCAAAGAAAATAAGATATGACGGTACGATATATGAATATAGTGAAAATGATGATTTTTATTATTGGGAAGGCTTATCTTTATATAGAGAATTTGCAACGAATGGCAATTGTTTAGATAATGAAGTAGAAATAATTGAAGAAGATAAAATGATAGAAAAAATAACTGTTAGAGAAAAAATATTAGGTTTTCCAAATGGAGAATGGACCGCAAGAAATATGGATAAAGCATTTGCTATTAAAATCAATGAACTAATAGATGAAATAAACGATTTAAAAAAAGAAAAATAACCATATTCCTGAAGTCAGGAAAAAGGTGGAGGTGGAATAAATGAAGAAATTATTATTAAGAATGATAAAAAGAAATCATCAACTATATAAAAAATGGAAATTAGAAGAGAGAGTAGTATTGTGTTTAATCAGAGAAGAAGATAATGCTCAGCAAAGAAATATGAAAGCTGTTAAATATATAGATGAAAATTTAAAAAGACTATCAAAATTTGACAAAGAAGCAGTTCATTTATCATCAGTTATTAGGGAGTATCAAGAATTAAGAGAAATATTAGCGACATTTAAAACAAATAATATATTAGATGAAGTGAATAAAGAGGTGGAATAAATGAAAAATAAAGATTTAAAAATAAATTTTAGATACTTAATTGGAAACATAGCTTGTTTAACTGTTGATAGTATAAGTGGTAAAACAGTCCATAACGATATTAATAATGAGGAAGCAATTATAATTTTTAATTCATTAATAGGTGAAAAAGAAAATCAAAGGATAGGAGTAATAGAAAATGAAAGTAATATTTCTTGATTACGACGGTGTTGTTAATACACCTATTTGGAATAAAGAAGGTAAGTGTGACTATAATTTTCCAAGTGATGGAAAAGTTAATAATTATCAAGCTATTATGTGGCTTAATGAATTATGTAAAAAGACAAATTCAAAAATAGTTGTATCTAGTACATGGCGATATTGCTGTGGTGATGTGTCTTATCAAGATTGTCTTTATAACGCTGGTCTTGATAAAAAAATAGAAATAGTTGGTTGCACAGATTGGTTTGGTAATTATACTAGAACGGAAGAAATAAAAAGCTATTTAGATAAACATAAAGAAATAACAGACTATGTTATTTTAGATGATGAAGAAGTACTTGACTCTAAATTTATTAAATGTAATGGAAACTACGGATTTGGCTTAGATGAGTTTTATAAAGCAAAAACACTTTTAGGAGATGATAAATAATGAAATTACACGAATTTAAACAAAGATTAAAATTAGCAATAAAAATTATATTTGGTTATGACATTATTGTATATGAAGAAAACACAAAAATAGTAAATTTAGTTATAAATAATTGTTTAGATATAATTGATAGTAAACATGATTATGTAATAGACAAAGGACACGTATTTAAAGATAACAATGGTGAAATTAGATATTTAGGAGATAAAGAATGAAATTATATAAAATATACGGGCAAGTGCCAACATGGGAATTATTAGATATAAAACATAGTATAGAAGATATGTATAAATTTGTATGTAGTAATTATGAAAACAATCCTACTAACTTTTTGGTAGTCGAAAGAGATACTGAACTAGATATTGAATTTCCTTTAGTAAATATTTTTAGTGATGATAAATATTTAAAATTTAAAGAAGAATATGATTATGAAAAAGTAGCAGTTGATAAATCTATCAAGCTTGTAAAATAAGAATATAATGAGGAAAAGGTAAATGACAAAATCATATTTAGTAGATGAAAATGGTGTTGTTTTACAAGAATTGGAAGATTCTAATAGAATTATATCATTAAATGATGGTGATCGTATTCTTCGTAAAGGTACATTAGAATATTTAAATGATACTACTGATATAAAATATCATTTTATCAAAATCAATCCTAAAATATTTGATAAATATTGTAAAAAATATTCAATACTTCCTTATTTAACTTGCCATATTGGTTATATGGACAATGTATGTTGTTATGACAATGGCAAAATCATTCGATTAAAAGATTTATCAAAAGTATGTGAAGTGAGTGAAACTACAATAAAAAGGCAATTAAAAGGCTTAATAGCAGATGATATTATTCATAAAGTGCCATATAAGAAAAATCAAAAATGTTTAATGATAAATCCATATTTTGCTATGAGAGGTAAAAGAATATATTTATCAACTTATAATGAATTTAAACTATCAGCTTTGAGAAGTGAGGTGGAAGAATGAAATTATTTAGTAAAAAAAATGAATTAGTCGTAAGAAATGGCGAAATTCAACCAATACAAGTTAGAGATTTAAAAGAATATCTTGTAAAAGATTTTGAACAGATAAAAACAAGTGAGCAAATTATAGAAAACTTAAAATCTCAAATAGAAGAACTTAACAAAATAAAAATTAAGTACGATGCTACTCTAATTACATTGGAAGAATTTGATGCTAGGGTTTTAAGAGAAAAAGAAAAAAATATTAAATTAGAACAACAAATAAAAGAAAAGAATGAAGAAATTGCTAAACTTAATGAAGAAAAAAATAATTGCCTAATTAGAGAAAGAATTGCTAATGACAAAATTGAAAATACCAAAGATTTTATTATTTCGAAATTTAAAGAACAAATAAAACAAGTAATAAATGTACAAAAAGGAACACTTAGTAAGAAAAAAATAATTGATTTAATCGATGGTGTTATTGATGAATAAAGATAATATAAAAGACAATATGTATGCCTTATATGAAATGTACAATCAATATAAATTATTATATAACTTTTATCAAAAATATAAATCAATCAAAAATGAAGAAGATATTCGAGAGAGAATAGAATATTTAAAGAAAAATCCAAAATGTTCAATGAGAACAAAACTGGAGACATTATTATGGCTGTTAAATGAGGTGGAATAGATGAAAGATTTAAAAATATTTACTGATGATATTGAACAAGAAGCAGTAAACCAAATAAATGAATTATTGAATCAAGAAGCATTTAAAGATAGTAAAATTCGTATAATGCCAGATGTTCATGCTGGTAAAGGGTGTGTAATTGGTTTTACTGGTAATTTAGGTGATAAAGTGATTCCGAATATTGTTGGTGTTGATATTGGCTGTGGTATGTTGTGCGTTGAATTGGGTAATATTGATTTAGATTTAGAAAGATTAGATAAAATTATTAGAGAATATGTTCCTAGTGGATTTGAAGTTCATGATGAAAGAAAATATAAATTTTTAGAATTGCAAGATTTGAAGTGTTATAGAGAATTGAAAGATACAAAACGATTAGAAAGAAGTATCGGAACACTTGGTGGTGGTAATCATTTTATTGAAATTGATATTGATGAAGATAATAATAAATATTTAGTAATTCATACAGGTTCAAGAAATTTAGGAAAACAAGTAGCAGAGTATTATCAAGAGTTAGCTAATCAATTATGTAACTATAATATTGGCGAATATAAAGAAAAACAACAAGAATTAATCAAAACATATAAAGAACAAGATAGAAAACAAGAAATACAATCTGCTTTAATGAAATTAAAAGAAAAATATAAAATAGATCATAAGAAAATACCAAAGGACCTAGCATATTTGGAAGGACAATATAGAGAAGATTATTTACACGATATGAAAATATGTCAAGAATTTGCTAGCTTCAATAGAAAAAACATAGCTATTGAAATTATGAAACATCTAAATTGTGCTTTGTCATTTCCAGGCAATAATTTTGAAACAATACATAATTATATATCATTTGAAGATAACATAGTTCGTAAAGGTGCTATATCTGCTAAAAAAGGTGAAATGGTATTAATACCAATGAATATGAGAGATGGTTGTATTATTGGTGTAGGAAAAGGCAATGATGATTGGAATCAGTCAGCACCACACGGAGCAGGTAGAATAATGTCTAGAATGAAAGCAAAAGAAACTTTTAATTTAGATGAATATAAAGAAAGTATGAAAGATATTTATACGACATCAGTAAACAAAAATACCATTGATGAAGCTCCGTTCGTATATAAACCAATGCAAGAAATAATTGATAATATAGGCGATACAGTAGATATTATTAAAATAATTAAACCAATATATAATTTTAAGGCTAGTGATTAGATGTTAACAATTAAACAAAAAATGCTATTGGAAGCAATTGAGTGGTTTATTAATGAATATGGCTATAGCCCTACAAATCGTGAGCTAGCCAATATATTAAAATGTGATGTTAACACAGTATTTAAAAAATTGCTTATTTTAGAAAATAAAGGATATATAAAAACTCAAAATGGACGAGCTAGGACAATTCAAATAATAAAGAAGGTGGAAGAATGAAAGTAATAAAACATGGAAAGAATTATGTGAGATATGCAGTTTGCGATTGTGGTTGTGAATTTGAATATGATAGAAAAGATGTTAGCGTTTTTAAAGAATATTATGAATTAGGTAGGTATGGCCATAATGCAATTTCTCGTAAAGCCACAAACAAAGAAATAAAAGAAGGCAATGACCTTGTTTACTATGTTAATTGTCCAGAATGTGGCAAAAACAATTGCGTAAAAGGTGGTGATTAATAATGGCCGATGAATATATAGCACCAACTAATGCAGAAATATTAAAAAATTATTATTATGGACAATTATATATAAATAAAAAATGGTATGTAAGACCGATTGATTGGGCAGGTTGTTGGAAACGTGATAATGATAAGGAATATTTAATGGCAGGTAATATTGAAAAACAATTTGATTCTGAACAAGAGTGTATTGATTATATAAAAGAGGTGTCAAATGAAAATAATAACTAACAAAATAAAATGCAATTATTGTGGTGACATTATAGAAAGCAAGACAGTACATGATTACAAGGAATGTAAATGCGGAAAGGTATCAGTAGATGGGGGACATTACTATTTAAGCAGAAACTTTCCAGGTGAAGTACCATTTAATCCAGATAAGCACTTTACTGATTTGAGTCATTATATTACAGATGAAGGTGAAGAAATAAATAATGATAAATGTATCTGATTATATACAAATGATTCTTCATAAGAAAAAATGGACTAATGCTAAATTATGCCAAGAATTAAACAAAATAGAAGAACAACTAGGCGAAAGTAGGACAACCCCTCAAAATATATCAAATTATTTTCACGGGCAATGGTCTTTTAGACCTAAAGTTCTTGTTAAATATGAAAAAGCATTAGGTTTACAACAGGGCGTATTAGTAAACATGGTATCTCAACCAGCTTCAAAAGAGGGGCAAAAAGAATTAAAAGAAATAATAAAAAAAGTAGGTGAAATTAAATGATAAAAAAAGAAATTTATCCCAAGACAAAAAGAGTTAGCTGTAAAGGTGATAAAGTTTATCTTACTGAAAAGATAGATGGTAGTAATTTAGTATTTTTTAAGAAATATGACAAATTATACTTTGCACAAAGGAATAATATTATTTGCATTGATGAAATTGAAGAACAAAAAGAAATGTTATATAAAGGATTGTATCAATGGCTATTAGACAATAAAGATATATTAGAAACTGAGTTACATAATAATAGTGCAATTTGTGGCGAATGGATAGGAATGGGTTGCCTAAAATATAATGTTGATGAATTTGATAAAAGATGGTATATGTTTGCAAAAGCAAATATAGATGATAATTATAACTTATATAATTTAATTTATGATCATGAATTATTTATATATCCGTTTGTAAGCCAAGAAATACCTAATTTCATTGGAATAGTACCAGAAATTACTGAATTGATTAATTTGCCAAATAAAGAGCAATTAGATAGTATTTATGAGAAATATACAAACAAAGTAAATAGAAATGTTGAAGGTTTTGTAATTAATTATAAAAATATAATAAGCAAATATGTAAGAATGAAAAATGGTCAATTAAAAGAACATTTTGATAGAGGTGAATAGATGAAATATTTATTAATTGGATTAGAAATGATATTAATGATTGCCTTTGTATTAAGTTTATCAGCCCTTATATTTTGGGGATTAGGTAATTTAATAATATGGGCATTTGGTATTAAATTTGTATGGACATTTTGGCAGGGATTAGGATGTGCCTTAGTGTTTGGTTTATTGAAAGAAATATTTGGTGGTAAATAATATGACAAAAGAAAAATTTAATTATATGTTAGAGGCTTGCAAAGATACATTAGATAATTGCAAAGAAGGTTTAATGGAACTGTTTGATAAAGGTAATTGTCATTTAGATATTACTTTTCAATTTAGACTGGGCGAGGTAGTTATTATGAATGTCAGCTCTGACTATAATGTAAGAAAAAATGATGTTAATGAAACAACAGTTATAAACTTAGGAAAGCAGGAATTAAAATGAAAACATATCAATTTACAAGAGAAGCAAAATACATCGAATATGGTGTTGTTACTGCAAATTCAAAAGAAGAAGCAATAGAACTTATAAAAAATAATGATTATGATGATATTTATGACACTTCATTAGAAGAAGAATATAATGAAACAATTAAAATAGAAGAGGAAGAAGGAATAGAAAATGAATAATATGTTAATTATAAGTCAAGATGAAAAATTTACAGGAATGGTAAAATTTTTAGGAATAGGGCAAAGAAATCCTAAAACAGTTATAGGCGATGAATTAAAATCACTATTAGAAGAAAAGAAAATGACAAGTGATGAACTTATTACTTTAGTAGGTAATAGTTATAGAGATAATATTAAAAGAGTATTAGAGAATCAAGAACAGCCTAAACCAAAATTAGTAGAATTAATTACAACTAAATTAGGTGTTGATAAAGACTATTTTGAAGATAAAGAACTAGAAAATGTAATTGTTACAGACAACAACATTGTAGTTGCTAAATATCCTACAAACAAAAGAACATTAGAAGTTAAAAAAGAATTAGATAAGCACATTTTTGAATGTTTAGAAAATGGTGCTAATGTATTTATAGAAATGCCAAAGGAATAGAGGAATAATATGTATTTGTTTATCGTAAGTGAAAGAGGAGATAGAACTAATATATGTTCAAACTTTAGAATATTTGACATTAATGGCTTTCTTGAATATTTAAAAACAAAAGAGAATAAATATTGGCGAGTTCAATATCGAGTAGCAAAATTAAATGATGATAACTTTGAAACTAGAATTTTTAAATATATTAATTTAGATGAATTTGAAGAAATATTTGAAGGACACATAGATGACATAAAAAATCTTTTAAAATATACAAAAGATAGTTGGGGAACTGATTATCCATATTTCAAAAAAGAAATTCATATTAAATATGGAGAATTAATCATTGAAAATTAAAATATAAAATAGTGTAGCACTCTCTAGGGAAATATAAAGAGAGAGTGATTAGATGATAAAAGTTGGAGATAAAATCCAAATAAAAAAGCAAGAAACAACACTTGAAAGCACTTTTACAGATATATTAAATGTTCTTAAATCATCAAAAATGAAAGAACATGATAAATTAGACTGGTGTAATAGTGCTTTGAGTATTCTTGAAGAAATGTATAAACAAAATGAATTAGGTAGTGTTAAAGTAGCAAAGACTAAACTAATTCCAATATTACATAAATTAATTGAAGGGAGCAAAATTGAAAATATGGCTCTCTTTTTTGATTATTATAAAAGAGCCTATTGTTTTTGCGCAAGAAGAGATTTTGAGTGCTTTGTTGATTATATTGAATGGAATATGCCACGAAAGGTATTGGCAAATCGTAGAAACGTACTAAAACCATATGTGGATGCTTTAAATAGAATAGCATTTGATGATAGATTGCAATATCTAGTAGTATCTTATCCACCATCAATGGGTAAATCCTATTTAGCAACATTATTTACTGCTTGGGGTTATGGTATAAGTATTAATAATTCTGTAATAAGAATGTCTTATTCTGATGAATTAGTTTTAGGTTTTAGTAGAACTGTTAAGGGAATAATATCTAGCCCTGAATTTGCTGAAATATTTCCTTTGTTCAAATTATATAATGGAAAGCCATTTGAGGTAGAAAGAGAATCAGACTGGAAGATAAAAAATGCTAATGTTCCTAAATCAAATCATATAGCAAGAACTCGTAACGGTTCAACTACTGGAGAAAGAGCTTCATTTGCAATTATATTTGATGATATGACAAAGGGAGCAGAAGAAGCAAATAGTGAAAGTGTTCATAGGGGAATATATGATAAATGGAATACTGAATGGTGGAATAGACGTGATGGAGTAAGGTGTAAATTTATATTTGTTGGTACTCAGTGGACACCGGAAGACATTTTAAATAGAATAATTGAAGATAGAAATAAAATATCAACATTACAACCAACTGACAATCCTTATGTTATGGAAAGTGAAGATAAATCAACGATAGTTATTCGTGTACCAATGCTTGATGAAAATCATAAAACAACTTGTAGTGAAGTGTATCCACAACAAATAGCAGAACAAATTGAACAAAATACAGATCCATTTTTATTTAGTTGCGTATATCAACAAAATCCTATTGCACCTACAGGAAGAGAATTTGCATGGGAATGTATCAGAACATATACAAATGAAGAATTATTAAATGTTCATTTAACACCAAACTCAATGGCAACATTAGATACAGCTCGTAAAGGAAAAGACAATGTATCTATGCCAATATTTAAAAATGATAATAATGGTAATCATTATTTAATTGAAGCTATTTATAAGCAAAAACCAATGGATGATTTATATGATGAAATAATTGAAAAAATAATTGAGCATAGAATTACAACATTAGTAATTGAAAATAACATTGATACTTCATTAAAAAGACTATTAGAAGATAGATTACATGCTAGAGGTATATATTGGTGTACTATTATTGAAAAATATAATACTGTTAAAAAAGAAGAAAGAATAAAGAATAATCGTGGTATTGTTCAAAAACAAATTGTATTTCCTGATAAATCAATCGTTAGACCAAATACCGATATTGGTAGAATGATGGATAATATAACTAAATATTCTTTTGATAAACCAAATGTGCATGATGATGGTATCGATTCAGTATGTATGTATGCAAGTGAAATTATTTTTGGCAAAGGAACTTTATCTAAACCTGTTGCTATAAGACGACCTTTTTGACAAATAAGTCCAATTTATGTTGGACTTTTATACTTCATAACTAACAATTTTTTTATTAATAATGTATAAATGTAGCGAACGGTCTAGTTTTTCCCTTCATTGACCGTTTAGTGCTACACGGGAGCATAACCGTAAGAATTTAATTTTTATTGTTGTGTTCCCTTATTTTATATTTTGGGAATACCAAAGTATGAAAGATGGTGAATTAATGGAAAATGAAGAAGTAAAAACAACTGAAACACCAGTTGATAATAATACAAATGCACAAATACCTACTGATAAACCAGTAATGCCAGTTCAAGATGAGGTTAGGTTATTTGGCAGACATATAATTTATGCAGATTATGAACCAGAAGAAATGAATGAACAAACAATATCTCAGATATTAAATGATGTATTTAGTGTTCATTTGCAAAATTCAAGGGAAATTAATTATTTAGAGAACTATTACAAAGGTTTTCAACCAATTTTAGATAAAGTTAAAGAAGTAAGACCAACTATAAATAACAAAGTTGTAGAAAATAATGCTTATTTTATGGTTGAATTTAAAAAATCATTTGTTTTTGGCAAACCAATACAGTATGTACAACGTGGTGATGTTGCAAATGAAGAAGTAGGGGCATTAAATAGTTATATGCTAGCTGAAGATAAATATCCAAAAGACACTGAATTAGCAGAAGACTTATATATATCAGGAATAGGACATAGGTTAGTTCTTCCAGATATAAATGAAGATAGTCCTTTTATGATAGAAAATCTTGATAGTAAAACAACATTTTGTGTTTATTCTAGTAGATTACCTCATAAGAAACTATTTGGTTGTACTTATACGAGAGGTGTTAAGGATTACACAATAAAAGGTAGCGTGTATACAAAAAATGCTTATTATGAAATGACTAGCCCAAGTGTTGCATCAGCATTTGAAGTAAAATTTATAAAATCTACTATATTAAATGAAATTCCTATATTTGAATATTACTTAAATAAATCAAGAATAGGAATTATCGAAATAGTTATGGATATATTAAATAATTTAAATAGAATTACATCTGATGAAATGGACGGATTAGAACAATTTATACAAAGCTTGCTTGTATTTGTTAACCAAGACATTGATAGAGAAGATTATGAAGGATTACTTGATTTAGGAGCAATTAAAATCGCAACTTCAGACCCAAGCAGACCAGCAGATTTAAAACTAATATCAAATGAGATAAAACACGATAATACAAAAGTATTACACGATAGATTATTCAATACTGCTTTAAATATTGTAGGTATTCCTAAAAATAGTGATAAAGCAAGTGGTGGAGATACAGGACAAGCTAGGTATTTGGGTGAAGGTTGGACAATGGCTGACGCAAGAGCTGATGGAGATGAAATGGAATTCAAAAGATGTTCCAAACCAGAACTTAAATTAATTTTAAGAATATGTAGACTTGCTCCAAATAGTCAAATTAAAACATTAACATTAAAAGATATAGACCAAAAATTTACAAGAAATAAATCAGATAATTTCTTAGTTAAATCACAAGGCATGATGAATCAAATTCAAAGTGGTATATCACCAGATGTTGCTATGACAACAAGTGGATTATATAGTGATCCAAATGAAACATTTAATAAATCAATGGAATTCTATGGTGGTATTGAAAACTGGATTAAATTATTTGTTGGACAAGCAAATAAACAAATAAAACAAAATAGTGATGGAAGTCTTAATAAGACAACATCTGCCTCAAAAGATGAGTCTGGAGAGGTTAATAAATAGTCAGAGGTTGGAAAATCAGCGACCAATACGGACGAAAGTCTTAAGTGTAAGGAATATTCCTGATGTGATGCGTGAGTGCTGACACGCCTGACTTGAGTAGAGATGCTTTATATAGGCATTATAAGAAACTTTGAGGGAAGTACAACTTCTATAAAGCCTTATAAGTAAGTCCAAGCCAAAGAAACTTTAGAAGCCTTTGGAATTTTGCCGAAATAGCTCAATTGGTAGAGTAACTGTTTTGTAAGCAGTAGGTTGTGAGTTCAATTCTTACTTTCGGCACCATAATATTGTGAGGTAATTCAATTTGGTAGAAGTCTACTCTTGGACAGTAGAGGTTGCAGGTTCAAATCCTGTCCTCACAACCATTTAGTATACGAACTGATTTATCAGTTTATATAAATTTGCTTATTGTAGAGAGCACAAATCTACAACGCTCAATTGATGAGATGTGACATCTATAAAAACATAAGAGTGGAAAGGTAAAAAATGAAAGAAGAAATCGAAAAAGTATTAAGTGATGAAACACTTACAACTAATGAAGAAAAAGTTGATGCTATTGCAAAGAGCTTAGCAACATTAATGATTCCAAAAGATAAATACAATGATTTAAATACTAAGTATAAAGCAGTAGAAAGTAATTATACTACTTTATCAACTGAATATGATGATTTCAAAAAATCAAAAATGACTGACGATGAAAAAAGAGAAGCAGAGTTAAAACAATTAGAAGTAGATAAAAAAGCAAACGCACTTAAAACAAGTGAGTTAGCAGTAAAAGGTTTATTCTTAGATAATGGAATTAAAGTTACTGATGAAGATACTGAATTAAAAGAAACTTTACAAAATATTATAAGTGAGGATTGTGATAAATCAGTAAAATTAGCAAATAATTTTATTACATTATTAAATAAAACAAAAGAACAAACAAAAAACGAAACTACTACTGAATTGTTAAATGGTACACCAAAACCAGTAGGTGGTACTCAAAGTGCTAATCCTGTTGACAAAGTTGCGGAATTAAAAAAAGAGTTAGATGAAGCAATAAAAAACAAGGATATTTTAAAACAAACTCAATTAACTACTCAAATTTTCATGGCAGAACAAGAAAAATCAAAACTAATGAAATAATGATGTAGCACTCGTTTAGAAAAAAAGGGAATAGAAATTTTAAACGAGGTGAAGAAAAATGACAGGTGCTGAAACAGTACAAAGTTTTAATGTTCCTAATTATTCAGGATTATTATATAACAAAGCAAATACAAAAACTCCATTTTTAAATATGATTAGTGGTGGAGTAAAATATACAAATTCAGTTGAATTCGTATGCGGACAATTTTATACAAGTGAAGAAGGAGAAATTCCAGAAATAAGTGAAACAGCTTCATTAACTGCTCCAACTGCATCATTTGTTAAGAGAAGTCAAATGAGTAATGTTACTCAAATATTTATGGATTCTGTTGCAATTTCATATGCAAAACAATCAAATATGGCTACATTAAGTGGTGTTAATTTAGCTGGGCAACAAGCAAACCCACAAGATGAGTTATCATTCCAAGTTGCTAGAAAAATGGAAAAATTAAAAAGAAGTATTGAAAAAACATTTATTCAAGGTACTTATAACAAAGCAACAAAAGATACAGAAGTTAATAAAACAAGAGGTATGGTATCTGCTATAAATACAAATACAATTGATGCTAAAAGTGCAAAATTAGATTTATGGTTAGTAAATGAAATTGTTGAAAAAATTTACAATGCAGGTGGAGATATTTCTAACTTAGTATTATTAATGAATTCAACAAACTTACTACAATTACATGGTGATGCTGTTGAATTAGGTATGCCAATTGGTAAAGAATACATGAGTGCTTATGGTATTCAAGTAAGAGATTTAATTTTACCAGTAGGAACAACAGTAAGATGTGCTTTAGGTGAATTTATTCCAGCAGGTACAGTATTAGTTATTAATCCATCAGTAATTGGACCAGTTGAACAACCAGTTCCAGGTAAAGGTAACTTCTTCTTAGAAGAATTAGCAAAAACAGGAGCAGGAACTAAATATCAATTATTTGGTCAAATTGGATTAGATCATGGTCCAGAATGGTTCCACGGAAAAATTACAGGATTATCTACCGAATTTACTAAACCAGTTGGTAAAAAAGTAGTAACTGTAACAGAAACAGCAACAGCTTCAACAACAACTGGAAAATAAAAATATAACTAAGTAAGGAAGTGTATTTATGAGTCAAGAAGAACAATTAAAGAAAATGCGACTAGAAATCTTAGGCGATATAGCTGATAACACAAAAGATGAAGTGTTTAAATTAAAACTAGATGATGCAGAAATTGTGGCTCTAAATACACTTTATCCTTATGATTTAACAAAAACAACACTAGATGCTGAAAAAAATAAACGACTAGCAAATTGGCAAACGAGATGTGCCATTGAACTATATAACAAAATGGATTCAACTAATGTTCAATCTTATAGTGAAAATGGTTTATCAGTTACATATTTAACTGGTTTAATATCGTCAGACTTATTAAGAGAATTATTTCCACCAAAGGCAGGTATTCCTAAATGATAAGTGTGAAAGCTAATCCTAAAGACTGGGTTAATGATGTTTATATAGCAAGTAAAATTGGTACGGATTTAGATGATGAAGGTAATGAAATTAATGTATATAAAAAGCCAAATGGTAAACCATATAAATTTAATTATCAACCGGTCAATACTGATGCCGATATTGCAGAGTTCGGAGAAAAAGCAAGCATAATGAAAAAAGCAGTTATCCCTATATCATATCAAGGCCAATTTAAAGAATTTGATGTAGCTTATCTTGATGGTGTAACACCAGAAGGAGAAGAAAATTATGGAGACAATGCTAACTATAGATTATTACCACCAAGAGATGGTAATTCAGTTATAATTATATATTTTGAAAAACTTACAGGAAAGTAGGTGCAGTATGTACAAATTTGCAAATGGAATAGTAGTTTTTGATGAAAAAACAAGAGATGACTTTATTAAAGCAGGTTATAGGCTTGTTAAAGAAGAAAAAATAAAAGAGGTCAAATTAGAAGATGAAAACACTTCTAACGATGGAACTATCAAAAAAAAGCTTAGAGGAAGCAAAAAAATTTCTAAATAAATATCAAGAAGCTTATTCAAAAGGCATTGATAATGCCGTTAAATATGCCACAGAAATGATGTATAACAAAGTATTAGAGTATTGCTATGCAAATGGTATTTCCAATCATACAAGCCAAATAAAGTGGCAATATGACGATAATACAAAGACTGGTAGAGTATGGACTAATGATATGGTTATTATTTTTAATGAAATGGGTACAGGTATTGTAGGTTCTAATAATCCACATCCTAATCCAGATGGACCTTTTAAATCATGGAAATATGATATTAATGAGCATGGTGAAGAAGGTTGGAAGTATCCTAAAGAAGATGGAACTTATGGTTGGACTAAAGGTTTACCAAGTAGGCATATGTTCTATAGTGCATTTCAAGATATTAAAAATGAAATAGGAAACATAGTTGACATTGAAATAAGAAAGACAGTAGGTGATTTATATTGATAGTTGAAAATATATTTGAAAATAAAATCTTTCCAGAATTAAAAAAATATGTTGAAGAAAAGTCAATATATAAACCAACAGTTACAAAGGCAATGCCACAACAAAGCAAAGTATTTCCTATAGTACCAGTTAAATTACTTCCTGTGACTAATAAATATAATAATTTAAGTTACGGAGAAGAAACTTATACATTTGGTATTGAAATAAATGTTTATTCAATGGCAAGTGGAAAAACATCAAAACGAACTATCTGTAATGAAGTTACTGAACATGTAGTTGATTATTTTAAAAATAATTATCATGTAACCATTAAAGCAGAATTAGATGCATTAAATACTGATTCTAATGTACATAGAAATATTATAAAAATAACTGGAAAATTAGATACAAAATACGGATTAGATAATTTAGTTATTTATCCTAATTAAAATGATTGTAGGGTGTAAATTTTCTTCTTGCACCACACTTATTTTAAATAAGTCCGAGTAGGTTTATCCGAAAGTGTATATGTAGGACTGGGAGACTACACAATCATAAATAAATGTAGCACTTCAATTTGCAAGGGAAATTACAATGAGAGGTGAATAAATAATGTTAGATTTAGGTATTGAAATCAGAATAAAAGAAACTTCTGAGGCAAAATTCCCAAAAGAAAAATTAGTAGCAGTAAAAGGTGCTCCAGCAACTGGACAAGCAGGTGGTTCTGTTGAATTAACAACTTCTAGTGATCCTGCTAAAGTATATATTCCTGATAGACCCGATACTGGTGATATGGACTTTACTTATAACTATAGTGAAGCAAACTTAACAGCTGTAAAAACAGTATGTGACAATACAGCTAAAGATATTTTAATTAAATATCCAGATGGAACAGGTGCTTTATATACAGGTATTTGTCAAACATGGAAGAATGAAGTAGCAGTTGGTGGAATAATTGAATGTACATTACATACAGTTCCAAGCACTCAAATTGCTGATAAATCATCAACAGAAGTTGCTACATTAATAGCAACTGAATAATTAAAGAAAGTAGGGAAAAACAATGAGAAAGTTAAAATTAAAAATAAATGATAAAGATTATACTTTAGAAATGACTAGAGATAGTATTAAATGGCTTGAAGCTGTTGGATTTAGTATTGAAGAATTTGATAAAAAACCTGTTACATTTTATGACTTAGTATGGACAAGTTTATTTGTTGCTAATCATAAAGATGTTAATCCTAATTTAGCACTTAAATTAATGGAAACTTATCAAAATAGTGGTAAAAATCCAGCCAAAGTAGTTAAGTTTGCCATTGAAGAATATCAATCTTTTATGAGTGCCCTAGCCGATATAGACTCGACGGAGAACGACGAAAAACTAGAGATAGTCGAAGCATAGATGAAAATATACAAGAAGAAAAAGGCAAAAAATATAAGAACTTAACAGATTGGTTTTATGATTTGTTGCCTATGGCGATAACATACGGTATGTCTGTGAAAGAGTTTTGGGAAGATAACCCAGACCTATTCTGGGCATACCGTTTTTCTTACTTTACAAAAATAAAGACAGAACAAGAAATATTTAACAATAATGCTTGGTTACAAGGAGCATACTTTCACGAGGCTATAACTGTTGCCCTATGTAATGCTTTTGGTAAACAAAAAATTAAATATTCTGAAAAACCGTACGGCTTTGATAGGGCAGAAAATACAGAAGAAAAAAAGAAAAAACAAATAGAAATAAATGTTGCAGATATTAAAGCAAGAATTGCTCAAGTAAATGCAATAAGAAAAAATAGCACTACCGATAGGGAAATAGCCAAAAAGGTAGGTGAAGTAAATGGATAATTCACAAACATTAGAATTACAAATTAAATCAAAAGCACAAGAGGCAAAAACTAGTGTTGATAGTTTAGTAAAGAGTTTAACTAGTGTTGAAAATGTATTAACAAATATATATCTGGAAATAGGTAGCATTGAGAAGAAAGTTGATTCTAATATTAATAAGGCAACTACATCAACTACAAAAAATATTAATCAATTAAAACAAACAACTGATAAAGCTACTAATAGTGCTGGAGAACTAGGAAAAACATTAAAAACGGCATTTACATTTGCAGGAGTTAAAAGAGCTACAGGTCAATTGTTAGGTTGGATAAACGAAGGAATTGATTATACAGAACAATTAAATTTGTTTAATGTTGTATTTGACAATACTGAAAAAAATGGAAAACAGATGTTTTCTGAATTAGGAAAGTCTGCTTTACAATTTCAATATAAAATGAATGAAGCATTCGGAACTAATAAAACACAAACATTATATATGCAAGGTATATTTGAATCAATGGGTGAAACTGTCGGTATAAAAGATAAGTATTCATCTATAATGTCTGAGACGATGACTAAATTAACTTATGATTTAGCATCTTTATATAACAAAACAGAAAAAACAACAGCAGAGGCAATTAGAGCAGGTGTATATGCCGGTCAAACAAAACCTTTAAGAAGCTATGGTATAGATGTTACTCAATCTAGCCTACAGCCTATTGTAAAAGAATTAGGCATAACTGATGAAAACGGTGATATTAAGTCTGTAAAAAATATGTCTCAAGCAGAAAAAGAGATATTAAGATATTTAGCAACATTGAAACAAGCAAAAATTGCAATGGGTGACCTTGCTAATACTGTTGAATCTCCTTCAAACCAATTGAAAATATTTAGACAGCAATTAGTAGAAGCAAAAGTTGCTTTATCAAGCTTGTTTATTGGTACTTTTTCAAAAATATTACCATATGCAAATGCAATACTAATGGTAATTAAAGAAGTCTCAAAAGCAATTGCAGATATGTTTGGTATCGAATTAAAAGATTACAATTCCGGTATAGCAAGCCAAGAGGGTATTTATGATGGAATTGCAGATAGTGCAGATGATGCAAGTAGTGCAGTGAAAGAATTGAAAAGACAAACTTTAGGCTTTGATGAAATCCATAATATTAATGAAAATAAAGATAGTGGCAGTAATTCAGGTGGAACATCAGGTGGGATAGATCAACGATTATTAGACGCAATACAAGGCTATGACAATGGTATGGATAAAGTTAGAATGAAAGCTTCTGAAATAAGAGATAAGATAATGGAATGGTTAGGTTTTACTAAAGAAATAGATCCATTAACAGGAGAAGTATCATTTAAGTTTAAGGGAATTAAAACATTGCTTAAAAATGTCTTGAAATCATGGAAAGACACTTCTACAGTTACCAAAATAATTATGGGACTAGGATTAGTAGCTGGTCTTACTAATACATATAAAATTGGTAAAAAAATTTACAATTTATTAGGTGGATCTGGCATTACAAAAGTGTTGAAGTCTTTGACTTCACCAATGAAAACTCTTTATGATTCATTAAATGATATTAATTTTGCTAATAAAACTTTAACACAAGGTATTTCGGAGGGAATAAGTAGTTGGTCCAGTTCTTTAACTATGATTGATAAGTTTAAAGTTGGATTGACAGGAATTATTGGATTATCACTTGGTATGGACGGTATAAAAAGTGCTATGCATAGTGTTTCAGAAGAAGGTTGGAATTTAGGAAATTCATTACAAACTGTGATAAGTAGTTTAAGCGGAATTGCAAGTGGTGCATATATAGGTTCTATATTTGGTCCGTGGGGCACTGTAATAGGTGGAGCAACAGGGGCGGTTTTAGAATTGATTGGTGCAATTCAAGGATATCAAAGAGATAGCGATAAAGCACTCTCTTCTGCAAAAAAAAGAAGGGAAGAAGCTGAAAAATATATTTCTTCTGTAAAAGAAGAAAAACAAGCAATTGAAGATTCTATGGTTAGCTCTTTAACATTAACAACCTATCATGAGCAATTAGTAGCAGAATTAAAAAGCATTGTTGATGAAAATGGAAATGTAAAAAAAGGATATAAAGATAGAGCAGAATTTATATTAAATGAATTAAGCAATGCCTATGGTGTTGAATATTCATTAATAAATGGGCAGATTAAAGATTATGGTAATTTAGTAAATAAAATTAAAGAATTAATTGATACTAAAAAGGCAGAAATTGTACTTAATGCCAATGAGAAAACTTATTCAGATGCAATTCAAAATAGGGCAACCGCTTGGAAAAATGCTAATGATGCTTTAAAAATATACAATTCTTCTCAGGAAGAAGTTAATAAAAAGACAAAAGAAATTGAAGAATTAGAAAAACAAAAAAATAAGGCAATGGCTGAAGGTGGTTATCTTAATATCAAATATGCTCAAGGTTTATCCTATGAGATACAAAATCAAAAAAAAGAATTGAGTAAATTAACAACTGCTGCAGATGAAAATAAGGCAACATATGAGAAACTTAATTCTGTATATGTTGAATATTCAGAAGATATTATCAAATATGAAAATTTATCAACAGACATTATGACTGGTAATTCAGAAAAAATTGCAGATGCAGTAAAACAATATACTGATGTTGTTAAAACAGAAAATGGAAATATTAAACTATCGGAGTATGAGAAATTAAACTATTATAAACAAAATGGCGATACTATGCTTCAATATTTGAAAAAACAAGGCACTGAAGTAACAGATGAAATGCGTAATCAAGCATATTCTCAATATAATGAACTTGTGAATAATTTAATCAATCAATCAACAACTGTTGAAAATCTAAGTCCTGATATTATATCAGCTTGGAAAAAATTAGGTGAAACCAGTAATGAAGATTTTCAAACAGCGTTAAAAAAAGTTGACCCAAGTGTTAAAGAATCTATTTTATCTCAAGTTGGAACAATTGGTTCAGAGGCAGGAAAAAAACTTGGCAATTCCTTGTCAGAAGCATTTTCATTTACTACAAGTGGAATGAAAGTTACTACCTATAGCGACGGAACAATCAAGGTTACAAAAAAGGCATTAGGTGGTATTTATTCAAATGGTTCATGGAAAGATATACCTCAATATGCAAATGGTGGTGCTCCAAGTCATGGAAGTTTAGTTTTTGCTGGAGAAAATGGTCCAGAGATACTAGGAAATGCAAATGGTAAAACAGAAATATTAAATAAATCACAAATAGCTAGTTCTATATATAGTGCTGTTTATAGTGCAATGAGCCAATTCAGTGGTGGAGGAGTTGCTGAAATAAATGTTCATGCTGATAAAGGTACAATAGTTGAAACAGCAGTAAATGGTATACAACAACATATTAATCAAACAGGCACACTACCGTTTACAATTCCATTAAATTAAAAAAGATACTAGTTTGTATCTTTCTTAATAAAACATTCAATATTTTTAAATTTAATTTTGTAATTTTCAATATTATTTATGTCAGAAGCACCAAAAAGAATTTCATTAAAAGAAACAGTTTTTGTTTTCTCAGGTGCTTCTACAAAAATCCATCCATTTTCTTTAATGGTTCCACTTGAAAATTCAACATTGATTTGAACTTTGTCACAATCTGTATTTGAAATATTTTTAAGTGTTCCCTTTAAATGAGCAATACCAATATCAGTATTTGGAATCAATTCTGAAACCTGAAACTCTTTTGAACATCCACATAGCATCAAACAACATATTGCAATAAATAATATTTTTTTCATAAATCTTCTCCTATAAATAAATTGTATCATGTGTAGCACTTTCTTTCAAAGGGAAAATTGAAAGATGGTGAATTAATGATAAAAGAATTTACTTCAAATGGTTATAAATATGTATTAGCAGGTCCAGTACTTGTAGTATCGAAAGTAAAATTAAACGGTGTAGATATATCCAAATATTTATCAAATAATACAAAGATATCTTGGTATGATGTTTCTAAAAATAGTGGTAGAGATGTTACGAACGCAGATGGCACAATGGTATTAAATGTAATTAATACTAAATGGCGAATAGATTTGGTATCAAGACCGCTTACTGAAGATGAAGTTGTAGATTTTTATGCTGAGATTATAAAAGCCCCAACATTATCTGTAGATTTCCTAAACCCATTTACAAAAAAATGGCAAAATATATCTTGCTATCGTGGAGATAGAGTTGCACAGTCTATGTTGCCATATCAAACTTCAGATGGACTTATTGAATTATATAATCCTGCCTCACAAGCAGTAATTGAATTGTAGGTGGATTATGGCAAGTACAAATTTTATAAATGAATGTAAAAATAGAGCAAATGCTAATCGTTTAGGAAAAATTATAATTGATGGAATAACATCACCAATAACAAATTCAGATAATTTACAAAGTTTTGAAATAGATAGTGGTTGTTATACAGATGGCAATATTATAGGTTCTGTGTATGCTAAATGCTTAAAAGCAAATTTTATAGCAGAACAGAATAATTTAACTGATAAACCTATACAAGCTCAAATTGGTGTAAAATATACCGATTTAAGCAACGAATATATAAATATGGGTAAATACAAGGTAGAACGCCCAAACAACGAAATAACGGCAAATATGAGCCAAATAACGGCATATTCTGACTTATATACAAACCTTGATAGTAAATATATATGCAATATTGACTATTCTACTGGTGATAAGACTTTATCAGACTTATATGTAGATGTATGTAATCAATTAGGATTAACACCTGTAACAACAACATTTATTAACAGTACAATTCCTATTACTGCTAATCCGTTTACAAATGGAGAAAAAAACAGAACAGTGTTACAAACTATCGCTAAGATATCTTGTTCTTTTATTGATATAGATAATGATACTAATAAAATTGATTTATGTTGGCTAAGTTCTAGTAAAATTCCTGATTATACATTTTATAAGAATGATTATAGCAGTGTTGAAGGTGGACAAGTTGTATGTGGTCCAATAAATTGTTTAATTATAAAAAATAGTCAAGTTGATGATGAAAATGTAACTATTAAAGATGATGAAAGTATTAAGAAAAATGGAGAAAACTCAATAATAATCAGTGAAGATTATATTTTATATAATTCTGATTTAAGACAACAAGCCATTACTGATATATGGAATCGAGTTAAAGGAATGAAATATGTAGATTGTAAATTAACTACATATTATGGAAAACCATTTTTAAAACTTGGTGATTATATCAGAATTTATACAAGTGAAACGGAATATTTTGATACTTATGTATTAAAACATAATTTTACTTATGACGGATCATTTACAAGTATTATTGAAAGTCCTGCATTAACAGAACAAGAAATTAAAACTAAACAAAATATAAGTCTAGGAGAAGCACTACGAAATACACAAATTATAGTTGATAAACAATTAGGAAAAATCACATCAACAGTAGATGAAATGAATACCAAAGTCGAAGATATAACTACAACCACTCAAACTTCAACAGGAGGAAACAGTCTATATCTAAAAGAAGCCCTAGAAAGCAATGCACTAGAATATAGCATTGATGGAAAGTGTGAGCAAGCAACAAGAAGTGGGAAGAACTTATATAATTATAAAGACACAACTGTTGTTGGCGATGGTGTAACAGCTGATAAAGATGGTTGGATTACAATTGCTTATGACAATACAAATGGTACTAGTACAGTATTTAGAAATTATTATACAAATAACTTAAACCTTAAAACAAATACTAATTACAAGGTAATTATGGAAGTAAAAAATGCTTCTGCAACTGGTGATGGTAACATATATCCTATAAGCACTTATAGTAATACTGGTGGTCAATTTGTTCATAATAGTGGTTATGCTTTAAAATCATTATCAAATAATAGTATTAAACAATTTACTATATTAACTAAAACTAGTTTTGAAAATATTACAGATGGTTTAAGGACTTTTGCTTCTTTCGGAGCTGGTACAAAAGGTTCTATCACTTTTAGATTATCAGTATTAGAAGATACTACTGTAACGGCAGAAACTTTTAAATATGAGGCATTTGGAGCAAGTCCAAGTCCAGACTATCCAAGTGAAATAGAAACTGTTAAAGGGATTAGGAATTTATTTGATAAAAATAATACTGTAATTGGTTATGTTAACGCAGATGGAACAATAAATTCTAGCGATAGTAATTATAAAACAAGTGATTTTATATTAATAAAACCTAATACAACATATTATAAAAGTCAAACTTTATCATCAAGAATAAAATTTTATGATAAAAATAAAAAACCATTAAATACTACAACATATCAAGATATAACAAATGCTGATAGTGCCATATCATTTACAACACCTGATAATGCTTATTATTTAAGATTAACTATAAGAAACAACCCTACTGATACTTATATAGATACTTTACAACTAGAAGAAGATACAGTAGCCCATTCTTACGTTCCATACGGAACCTATGAAAAAATTAAGGTAACTGGAAAGAATTTAATTAA